ATCCCACATCATCGACTTGACTTGAGGAATCAGAATCGCATCTTGTGCGTTCACATAGGCATATTCATCAAACAGAACGCTCTTATGCATAGGATAGATGTTGTTGACTTCTTCCCATTTCTGCCACAGCACATACTCTTCCGTCGATATCTCACGAAATCTGCTCAACTCATCAAGTATGGTTCTACGAAGCGTGTCCGTATCGTGATGAACGAACGTCTGCTTCGTAAGCCAATCAGAATAAGGTGTTGATTGTTGGTTTCCAAGAATGTTCATTATGACCCATCAATGTGGCTAATACCCTAGCTCGTTTGCTTGGTCCTGTACAGCCACTCTGTAAGAACCCCGTTCGTCTAGAATCATTATAGTTTATTTCGCTGTGGTCGTCAAACTGATCGGCAGTCAAATCGACGACCTGACCATCAGTACGGCGCAGAAACCAATGCTTTATCCCTGGAGTGCTAGGAATGTTGGTTGTACGAATATCCCATTCACTGCCAGCACTAAACACGTACCAATAGGCATATTCGCAAACTGTGTAACAGTAGTTGATAGAAGGAAACTCAGGTTTCCACATATCTTTCATGCGTTGATCGTGCAGGTGTTCTTTTCCCATGAGTCGCAGACATGAGTGGAGTTTATCCTTACTCACTCCCGCGACCGCGAACATTTCATCAAGCTGATTGCTTGATATTCGCACGACGCTTATCGGCTTTCTTTTTGAAATTGCGAGCTTGTTCTAAGTGATAACGAGAAGCTCTCTTATTAAAGGTAATACCATTAAGATGATCGTACTCGTGCTGAAATACTCGTGCTGTGTAACCTTCATATCGAGTAGTTCCAGCTTCTCCGTCCCATCCGCGGTAACGAGCACGAATTCCGCGAGGACGTTTAATCTTTAGGAATAGTCCAGGGAAACTCAGACATCCTTCTTCATATAGGACAGTTTCTTCATCATAGTCTACGATAAGCGGATTGAATACGCCGATAATGCTTTCGGGTTCGCTAGGATTACCGATAACGAATACACGAACCATGATACCGAGTTGGCAAGCAGAAAGACCTACGCCTTTATTCTCAACCATCTTATCGCGAAGAAGCTCGTACAGTTCTTTTCCCTTTATAACTGTTCCATCATCCATCGTGTATCCATTCACGAAATCAAACTCTGGACACATTTCAGACAAACGTGGATCATTGCTTTTAATTAGTTCTGTCATTATCGTTTTTCCACATAATAGGGTTTAGTGAAGTATATAGGCTTTGAAGTTATAGGAGTTATCGTATTGAGCAAACGCAATCCTTCTTTGAATGTTTTATGAATATCGGATTCGTTTGTCCTGAACATAAACATATCACGAACGCTTATTGATGATGATATAGATTTAGGCGATTCATGTATGATAGGATTTTTAAGGTTGTAGATAACCTTTTCGTATGCTTCCTCCCAATCCTTAGCATAACAATCGACTGTTTTAGTATAGTTCAATATGTGAGCTTGCTTTCTCATGATATTCATAGCAGCTGGTTCTGGTGAAGTGTAAAAATTTACTCTTTCGAAATTTTCGTTCTTATAGAGACTGCCGTATGATAACAACGAAAGATCATTCATAACGAATGTTCCGCGTGAATAATTCAGCTTATCCATACCCATCACATAGCAAGTTTTCTTGTTGTTATTAGCACCAACGAAATACTTAAAGTCGTGCCAGAAAAGGTGATTTATGCTGCGATATAATCCTACGTTCTTAATCCATTCGTTACCATAATCACGCACCAGCGAAAAGTTTGTAGGATCATTAAACAGTTTTGCATAGTCGACAACTGTAATCTTAGTATTCGGTAGATTAAAACTATTGAGAGTAGGGAAACAGTTCTTATGAATTTCAGCGTTATGGTTTTCATCAGAACCAGCGTAACTGTCTTGAGAAAACGAGCCAACCAGAACGATTTCATCGATATGAATATTGTTGTAGTAAAACACTTCTAATATGTTAGTAGAATCATGTCCACCAGAGTAACAAAGAATCACATGATCATACGTATCACGTATTTCCTGAGCTCGTATCTTGTATAATTCGTTCAGAGATTCGGTTGGTTCGATAGTCCATTCAACTTTGCTGAAAACATTATCGTAGTAAAATAGTCTACATTTCTTACCCGAAGCAATAGCATCCCACTGATTAGTGTAGACGTTCTTTTCGTTATCGTAATAGAATATCACACTATCCTACTGAAGTTTTTTTGCTTCGCGAATCGCAACACATTGCTGAACTTATCGTTGAGAACGTCACCTTTATGTGATATCACAAAGATATTCGTTTCTTCCATATCGTGAATAAGCTTTAGGAACTCGTCACAACCATTAGCATCTAGTGATGCATCGAATACTTCGTCAAGAATCAGAAGGTTCGTGCTGGCGCTATTTTTCATGCGAGCGATCGCGCGCCATGTGAACAGAAGCGAGAGGTCAATACGCATCTTTTCGCCTTCACTGAATGACTCGTATGTGAAATCATCGCGATGACGCGAAAGTATCTTTTCCTCGAACTGCTCGTTCAGCTCAAACTTCACGAAGAAATCCATAGCTGCTAGATACTTATTGACGAGGGTATTTATGACAGGTATATACTGCTTAATGATACGAGACTTGATGCCGCTATCGCGTAGGATAACTGTAGCCAGTTCATACATTTCCTTATCGGTAAGAATCTGCTCTTTTGAGCTGAGCGCTTTATCTAACTCAAGTTTGGATGAAAGAATCGCGGATTCTGTAAAGGTTCCTTGCGTCTTGTTAAGATTGGCGATTTCTTTGTTCCAAATAGCGATTTCTTTTTGATAGGACTCAATTGAGGATTGAAAACGATTCGTTTCAGCTTGTAACCTTCTAATATCAGCCTGAATCCCTCGGATCTCACCGTGACGATGCTCTGCTTTCCTATGTTCATCCTCAAGTCTGGTAAGGGCTTCTTTAATCTCTTCAACGGAACTTTTCTTCTCATCGATCTTCGACTTTCTAATGGTTTCCTCAATGAGCTGTGCGCAAGTAGGGCACTCATCATTTTCCGTGTAGAACTTGATTGATTTATTAGCATTGCTTTTCTTGCTCTCAAGATTTTGCTCTAGCGACACTATCTTATGAATACGACCTACGATAGAATCATAATCGGCACATTGTTCTAGTAGATTATTGATTTCTTCTTGATATTCTTCGATGCGTGAATTACACACATTCAAGTTTTCTTCGTTCCGCATGATGCTTACGTTATAGTCTGCGATCTTGCTTTCACGTTGTTCATCGATTTCAGCGCGAAGCTTTTCTTGTGTCTTAATAGCATCCTGAGCATAACGGATAGCTTGCTCATTGAGCTTATACTCTTCGCGATTAGTTGCTACGCGATCCTTAAGCAGTAGAGCCATCGAGGAAAAGACGCGGATATCTAACAGATCCTCGATGACTTCACGCCTTACGTTTGTTGTCAATTGCATGAACGGAACAAACGAAGATGATCCCAGGATAACTATCTGGGTGAACGATTTCATACTGAGTTTAAGAATATTCTTTTCGAGCATTTCCTGATAGTCGCGCACGGCAGCTTCTTGGTCTATCAGTACTCCGTCTTCATGAATCTCAAACACATTAGGCTTGATACCACGACGAACAAGATAACTATGATCATGCGTACGAAACTCAATCTCGACGACTACGTCGCGCCCATTGACCGAGTTAATCAGCTGATCTTTCTTAACCTTACGGAATGGTTTCCCATAGAGTCCATAACAGATTGCGTCCAGCATCGTAGACTTACCCGCACCGTTTTCACCAACGATAAGAGTAGAGTCATGATGGTCGAGCTGGATTTCGGTAAATGCGTTGCCAGTAGAAAGGAAATTTTTCCAACGGACTTTGATAAAGTGAATCATTAGGTTTCCATATTCAACGCTTCAGTATATAACGAACGCATGAGTTTGTCAAGATCATCATTGTTCACATTAGACTCAATCGTCTTAATATACTTCGATAGGATAGTCAGCGTATCCTCGGCTTCATCGACTAGATCTGCCTCACTGATAGTATCCATATTACGATGATCCTCAACGATAGTAACTTCGAGAGGACTGGCTTCATATAGCTTCGTTGTGAACAAATCAAAGTTCATTGGATTATCTTTGTTCGACACAATGAGCTTCACATAGGCTCCCGAATACTTAGCCCAATCACGGTCAAGCAATTCTTCTGTCGTCGAGTTCTTATCGTTGTACCATAGTTTGCGAAACATACGATATGGATTTTCTACGAACGCCAGGTCACGAGTTTCTGTATCAAGGATATGGAATCCTTTAGGGTCATCGTAGTCGCTCCAAGTAAATTCAGCATGGCTACCAAGGTAATGAATGTTCCCAGCAGAAGACCTGTGATGATAGTGACCGCTAAGGACCATATCAAACCTACCGAAAAGACTACGATCGTCTCCGTGACTGACTGGACTGCCGCGATACATTTCAAACCCTGCGAGCTCAAGGTGTCCCATACAGATTTGAGCATTAGTTGATCCTATCTGTTGCAGTATGATATCTCTGTTCTCATCGCATATCCACGGCAGCATCATGATCTTAGTACCGTCGAACTCTACAATCTTAGCATATTCATCGTAGATCTTAAAATCTGAATACTTATCTACGAGCAATTCTTGTAGAACGTTGACGCTATTCGTGTTCTTGAAGTATGTATCGTGATTACCTACGAGGATATGAAAGTTTAGATTCCTGTCTCTGATAGGGTCGAGAAAATCTGTACGCAGGCGTTTAGCTGTGTTGATGTTAAGATATTTACGCCTATCAACCAAATCACCGAGATGGATAATAGTGTTAATGCTATGAGAGTCGATATACGGAAAGAAAATGTCATCGAGAAACTTCTTATTGTTGTCAAGAAACGCTATCTGGTCATTACGCACGCCCCAGTGCGTATCAGTAATCAAAGCAATTTTCATTTTGCAATTTCATCCACAATCACGACATCATGAGTAGTTCCTACGATCGTTTCTTTCTTACCACGTTTGATATTCTTACTGACTTCGAAATCTAGCATGAACTTTTCCATCTGCTCCTGCGACCACTCACCATATTTGATATCAGTATCATAGTTGCTACGGTCGCCTGTTTGACTATCAGACGTTTCACCCATGATATTAGCATACTCAATCGCAGCATACTTCGTGTAGAGATGTTTCTTTTCTTTCTGAATGCGACGAATGAAAGCGAAGTAGATAATCTGTGTGAAGTATGCGAACGGATTCTGATACTTGTCAGGATTAAAGTTATTGATATAGAGCAAACAGTTCTCGATGCCGTCTGAAATCATTTCTTCACGGAAAGTATAATTCGCGAAGTTCGGACGATACGCTAAGTGAGTAGCAATCTTCATGATGCACTCTCCAACGTAATTGGGGATGCGTGGATTTTGCTTACCAGCTTCTTTAGCTTCGTTGACAATTTTCTTATACTCGACCATAGCCGCGTACAGTTCTTTATTGTTAACGTAATGGATTTTCTTTTTGGGAACTTTTGCTGGTTCGGTCATTAGTGTACTGATCCTGTCGGATTGTTATTAGCAATTCTCTGAATAGCTTGCATCACAAGCATTTGTCTAATCTTATCAGCCTGCTCTTCGCGTTCTCTGCGGGCGTGCTGGTCAATCGTGTTTAAGTATTTACTAGCAACTATATCATCCACTAGCATATATGTCAAGACGTTTTTCTTATCTAGGCAAATGGTTTGTTCCATTAAGCTTTCGAACGGAATCCAACGCATGATAGCCGTAGTCATAGTCATCGTTGCAGGCGTTTGCATGATTTCAACCCGATAAGGTTGTGTGACATATAGACGATTCTCTTCATCTCCTACTAGCGTACATAGTAGGTCTTCGCCGCTATACATCTTCAGAAAATAAACTTCGCCCTGATCCATTATCGCTCCTTAGCTTGATAGTATGAAGTTCATACGGGAACTCTTCACTGTTATACATTTTCACTCGTTCGATAAGATGATTCAGTGTGAAGTTTTTCTTACCATTAATCGAAAGATTATCAGCGATATCGAATAGTGTTACGCTATCTTTCGTGTCAGAAATTCTAAGACCACGTCCTACAGACTGCATCGTGCGCACGCGGCTTTTAGTTGGGCTAGCAAATATCACATTATGTAGGTTTTTGATATTTATGCCTGTACTAAAGGTGCCATAGGACGCAACGATGATAGCGTCATTTTGTTTCTCAACTATACCACGGATAGCTTCACGTTCTTCACCATCTACTCCACCATGAACGAAAAACACTTCACGATTATCTGCTTTATCTCGAATCATTTTATACAGAATTTCACCATGCTTTTCAACATACGCATACAGAATTAATGTATTCCCCCTGAGAGATACAGCAAGATTACGAATGAATTTATTGCGAGGTTCAAAAGAAATAATGTGCTTAACTTCATCCTGATATGCTCCACCTGTCAGTTTCTTACATTCTTCATTAGGATGATTGAGCATGAGCACCTTGACTTTAAGAGTCGCGAGCTTGCCACTATCAATCAATTCTTTTGTGCTGATAATCTTTTCAGCAGGACCAAACAATCCCGTGAGCACTAGCTCGTTGACTTGCGAACCATCTAGCGTTCCTGTCAGACCAAAACGATACTTCGTATTGACCATATTCGTCATGACTTTCGTCAACGACTGCGCTTTGAATAGGTGAGCTTCGTCTCCGATGATTACGTCAAACGATTCGAAAAATGCTTTATCCATTTCGTAAACCGATTGCCAGGTTGAGATAACAATAGGTTTATCTGTTTGTTTAGTTTGTCCTCCAAAGATTCGGTGAACGAACTCATCAGATACATAACCATAGTCGGCAAAATCAGAATAGAGCTGATGCACCAAAGAAATAGTTGGCACAACAATAAGAGTACGGGAATCATAATACCTCGTAAGTAGATAGATTATTAATGACTTGCCAGACGCAGTAGGTGATACCAAAATACAGCGTTTGTTCCTAACAGCAATAGCAAATGCGCGCAGTTGATGATCATGGGCGTCGAAAGGAAGTCCCAGCGTGAGCGAAAATTCCTTAGCTTCGGCAAGTGAAAACTCCTCAGTTTCGTTGAGCTCGCTCGCGATACTATAGTTAAAGTCAAGATATTGACACAACTTCTGAATATCTTTAGCAAGACCAGCATACGTTTGATTATTGCGCGAGTTAAGCAAACGGATCTTACCATCCCATACACGCGACTTAAACTTGGGAGAAAACTTAGCACCAGGTACTTCGAACGTGAGATAGTCTGCGATCTCACGCACCATACCCTCGTTACCTTCGATACGGATCCATGCTTCATTCACTTTGGTGATAATGATGTCAGAATCCATTCGTAAACTTTCTCCATTCAATAGCAGACTTAATGTCATAACCTCGTTTGTGAATACACTTCATTATTTCCATAACGACTTCGACTTTTTCTTCAAGCAATGCAATACGCTCGTCTATACGCACCAGCTCACCATCAGCATCAATATAGTTATTGACTTCGTTCTTGAGAACCTTATTGAGAAAAGGCGGACGATTGATGCGTTCCAAGTCGTCAGGATTATTTAGATTGCCTAGATAATACTCGCGTAGAGTATTGAAATGCGCCTTTTTCTTAATCATGGCACTACGAAGCTGACTGCGCGTTTCGCTCAGTAAACGATTATATTTGGCATGAAGGGATGAGATTGCTAGGGAATCAACGTCGAGCGCCAAGTCATCGTACTTAGCGTCTTTTTCCCACATATCGTATATATCTTCTAGTTTCATATTGTAATAGTACCATAATGTGAACTTAATGTCAAGATACAATTACAGTCTTGACGAATGGCGATATATACGATATAATAAGAGTGTTACGAAAGGGTCATATTACTCTTCAAGAGTGTACTTACGATAACGGAAAGTGACCGTAGCCTCGAGATACTCGATAGTCGTGTTCGTAGAATCGAACGTGAGTTCTGTTAGATCAACAGGAAAGCATTCGTAGAAAAAGATATTCTTATTGACGTTTTTGGCGCTAGTTAAAATCGAAAGAACCGCATCCGAAACGAACGTTGTGTAATAACCAACCTGACGTGATCCAGCGATTTGGCTATTATTGATGTCTTGAGACAACTTACGAGTCTGAGAAAGTTCATCGGGATGACCTATGCCTTCAATCCATTTCTGAATCTCAAAATAGTTCTTTAGATCTTCATCTACTTTGAACTTAACAGAAAGTGGAGAATAGGTGATACGGTCGCCTGGACGCGGCACGAAAGCAAAAGGAGTGGGGCTTTCAATAGCTCCAACAGATACTGAAGGAATAGATATCCCCTGACAGAAATAGTTAACTCCAGGCAATCTCTTGAGAGAAAAGCGGAATCCTGTTTGTCCAAGGAAGTTGATATTGGTAGGTTGATTATCTACTGCGCTCATAACACTATTTAGTAATAAAAAAGGGGAGCATTTCTGCTCCCCAGTTTGCGGTTTGAACCCGTCTTGTTTATTCTCTCCCACATGGAGAGTTTTTGATTACATAAGGTTGGTAACCGCAACGAAGCGATAGTACACGTTGTAACCCTTGGTGTTTGGAGCACCGATAACACCATCGGCTGAAGATGTTGCGTATGGATTTGCGACCATTCCGTAACGAGTCTTAAAGCCGATCTTTGGCTGGAACGAATCCTGACCGATAGCACGAACCATCTGTAGAGGAACGTATGGGCAATAGAATAGACCAGCGTCGAACGCTGAAGAACCCTTATAACCCATTGTGAAATACTGTGAACCAGATGTTGATGAGAAGTATGGGTCGATATAGACCTTAATACGTCCGTTAAGAACACCAGCAAAAGTATTTCCTGTGTCGTCTACGTTTAGGTTGTTAGCAAGAGCTGGAGTGTAATCAAGAACACCAGCCATTTGCATAGCAGCAGCAACGTCAGATCCGCAGATCATGATGTTACCCTTACCACGACGAGTTGCCTTAGCAATCTGGTTAGCTTCGCGTTCAATCTGGAACATAAGACCCTTGAACTTTTCTACCATCCAACGACCGTTTGAGTCGACGTCTAGGTTGAACGTACCAGCAGTTGTGGTATTTTCCTGGGCGCCAGCAGAAGCGGTGTAGTTGATTGTACGAACAACTTCACGGTTGATTTCCGAAAGGATTTCAGCAGCAAGGATGTTTGAGAGTTCAGTTTCAGCGTCAAGACCATGAATTGCCTTCAAGTCCTGTGCAAGTTCCATGGTGTATTCTGCCTTGAGAGCGCGGCTAACTGCAGTAACAGCAACCTTCTCAATGCTGAATGCCATTTCCTGGAAGTTACCACCAGCAGCAGTGCCGTCACCTAGACGTTCTGCAGCAGTACGAGACATACCAGTTGAAACGGTATAGGAACCAGTTGTAGCAGCTGAAGCACGACCAGTTGGATCATTACCAGACTGAGTACGACCAGTTGTGGTGTTACCTACGATACGACGTGAAGCAGTATTACCAGCAGCAGAACCAGAGAAGGTTGTGTTTGCTTCGTTGAATAGAGCTTCTGTACCAGCCTGATCGGTGTAACGTGAACGCATTGCGAAGATAAGTCCTGTTGGACCAGTCATTGGCTGAACGCCGCAGATATCATACGCAATTAGGTTAGGCATAGAACGACGAACCAATGAGATAAGCACTGGATCGAAAGTGTCTACTGAACCGTCACCAGCAGTAGATGTCGAAGCACCCATGCTGTTTGTTGGAGCAGCTTCGCCCAAGAGACCTGGAGCGCGATAACCGCCTGAACCGAAACCGTCTTCACGAGCAGCCTTTTCCTGATTCTCAAGAAGCTGGGCAACTACGCTACGCTTGTGTACGTCCTTGATTGGAGCCAGATCAGGATGTTCCATAACTGGCTGCCACTTTTTCTGAATTTGCTCATTCAGAGATTGCATTTTATTTCTCCTTAAATAAAGATTACTTTTTGATACCGCGAGTGATCGCGTTCATGTAGGCAGCCATTTCAACCGGAACCTGCTTTTCAGCGACGTCGTCGCCCACTGGTTCCTCATCGAGAGTTACGCTTTCGGACAAAATCCCGGCCGAAGACTTTGAAGGGAAGTAGCTCTCACGAAGAGTTCCGATTTTCTTCTTATACGTATCAACGCTTTCAAAGTCTACGGACTCAGAAAGTGACTGCAGCTTTGCAACTTGCGTATCTGTCAGGCCTTCTGAAACTTCTGCGAACGCAAATGCACGTTCGAATTCTTTTAGCTGAGCAGAAAGCTCAACGTTCTTTTCGATTTCCTCGTTGATAGCAGCTTCGAGAACTTCAACCTGATCAGCGAGTTCTTCTGTTACTGCAACAGC